AGGATATAGAGGATATTCTATGAACAGACCAGATAAAATTTACAATAAGTTATCAGTGTCTGAAAGAGAAATAGGTGGAATACCTAATTCAAGTGAAGATATTAAACAAGCACACGCTGCAGCGATCGAAACATATATAGAAAATTTTGTTGGTTATAACAATGACAAGTATGGTGATGTTTATTTTCAACGCACCTTAAACGATTGGGCTAAATTTAATATAAACAACAGAACAAAGCATGACGCGTCTATTAGTTCTGGTTTAGCTTTAATGGCTTGCAATAAACATAGATACAAACCAGTTCCTAAGTTGACTGTTAAAAGTTATGATTTAGGTATAAAAAGATATGATAACACCGGAGTTGTTTCAAAAATTATAAAGTAAATGAAAATAAACTACAATGCGAATAGCGCGTTTCCTGATCAGGTAGTACCTTTGGAGGAAAAGATGAGTTTAAAATACGGTAAGCAAGTTGCTGATGCTATACAGTCTGAATGGTTTGCTCAAGGTAGAACTAATGGCAATAGATATATAACATCATTTAACAACTTTCACCAAAGAAGATTATACGCTAGAGGTGAGCAAGCTGTGCAAAAATATAAAGATGAATTATCAATTAACGGTGATTTATCTTATCTTAATTTAGATTGGAAACCAGTACCTATACTATCTAAGTTTGTTAATATACTTACTAATGGTATATCAAACAAAGATTATGATATAAAAGCTTACGCACAAGATCCTTATTCTGTTAAAGAAAGAACAATGCACGCTGATAACATTATGTCAGACATGTTTGGTAAAGATATAATGCAGCAAATAGAAGGTATGTTTGGTAAAAGTATACAAAGATCTAGTATACCGTTTGATCAGTTACCAGAAAACAAAGAAGAACTTGAGTTGCACATGCAGCTTTCGTATAAACAAGCTGTTGAAATAGCTGAAGAAGAAGCTATAAACCAAGTTTTAGATTTTAATAAATATGATTTATTAAAACGTAGATTAAATGAAGATTTAGTTACATTAGGTATAGCAGCTGCTAAAACAAATTTTAATGTTAGTAACGGTATAACTTTGGAGTATGTTGACCCTTCGTATATGGTTTATTCTTACACTGAAGATCCTAACTTTGAAGATATTTATTATGTTGGTGAGGTTAAAGCTTTAACTATTGCGGAAATTAAAAAACAATTTCCTAATATATCGGATCAAGAATTAGAAAAAATACAAAAATCATATAGCAACGAAAACTATATATATGGTTGGGGTGCTTATGATGAAAACACTGTGCAGGTTTTATATTTTGAATATAAAACGTATATGGATCAAGTGTTTAAACTAAAACAAACTGATCAAGGGTTAGAAAAAATACTAGAAAAACCTGATACTTTTAATCCACCAGAAAACGACAATTTTAATAGAATATCTCGAAGTGTTGAGGTTTTGTTTGAAGGAGTTAAAGTTTTAGGTACCGATATGATGCTTAAGTGGCAAATGTCAGAAAACATGACAAGACCAATGTCAGACACTACTAAAGTAGAAATGAATTATGCTATATGTGCACCTCGTATGTATAAAGGTAGAATAGAAAGTGTTGTAAGTAAATGTATTGGTTTTGCAGACATGATACAAATTACACATTTAAAACTACAACAAGTTATATCACGTATGGTGCCTGACGGTGTGTTTTTAGATATGGACGGTTTAGCTGAAGTTGATCTAGGTAATGGAACTAATTATAATCCCGCCGAAGCGTTAAACATGTATTTCCAAACTGGTTCTGTAGTTGGTAGATCATTAACTCAAGACGGTGGTATGAATGCTGGCAAAGTGCCAGTTCAAGAATTATCTACATCAGCAGGTCAAGCTAAAATAGGTTCATTAATAAATACATATAATTATTACGTACAAATGATACGTGATGTAACAGGTTTAAACGAAGCTAGAGACGGTTCGTTACCTGACAAAGATACGTTAGTTGGTTTACAAAAAATAGCAGCTCAACAATCTAATATAGCTACAAAGCATATAAACAATGCTAGTTTATATTTAACTCTTAGGCTTTGTGAAAATATATCTAAAAAAATAGCTGATGCGCTTAGTTATCCGCTTACAGCTAAGTCTCTTGTAGAAAGTATATCTAGTTACAACGTTAATACATTAAAAGAATTAACTACATTAAATCTTCATGATTTTGGTATATTTTTAGATTTAGAACCAGACGAAGAGGATAAGCAAAGATTAGAGGCTAATATACAAGTAGCGCTACAGTCAGGTGGTATAGATTTAGAAGACGCTATAGATATTAGGCAAGTTCGTAATTTAAAGTTAGCAAATCAAATGCTAAAAATAAAACGAACTAAAAAACAGAGAAGAGATCAGCAAGCGGCTCAACAAAATATGCAAGCTCAAGCGCAAGCTAACGCGCAGTTAGCTGAACAAACAGCTTTAGCAGAAACGCAAAAACAACAAGTTCTTAATGAACAAAAAATGCAATTAGAGCAAGCTAAATCTCAATTTGAAATACAGCGCATGCAAACAGAGGCTGAAATTAAAAAGCAACTAATGGCAGAAGAGTTTAACTACAACATGCAGCTTGCTCAAGCTAAAGTTGGCGCTGAAGCTACTCGTGAAAAAGAAATAGAAGATCGCAAAGATCAACGGGCTAGGATAATTGGAACGCAGCAGTCTGAAATGATATCGCAGCGAAAAAACGATGGATTACCAAAAAACTTTGAATCAGCTGGTAATGATACTATGGGAGGTTTTGGACTAGAACAGTTCGAGCCTCGTTAAAATTTTTTTAATTATTTAATTATATTATATTATGTCAGAACAAAACGCGGCCGTAGAGGTCAAACAAGAAGGTGATTTTAAAATAAAATCAAAACCTAAAAAATTTACAGAACAAACCAATGAACCTGTAAAAGTAGATCTTACAAAAGATCCTAATGTAAAAACAGAAGAACCTATTAAGGTTGAAATAAAAAACGAAGATGCCGTTCAAAAACAGGAGACAAATGATAGCGATGCTGTTATCGAAGAGCCCAAAGACAGTAGCGACAGCCAAGAAGTGGTTAAAGAAGTACGGGACACCGAAGAAAAATTAGATAGTCCTATACAGGAAATAACTGAAGATGAGCTTGATGAAAAGACTATGGAGCTCTATGAAAAAGCTGAAGAAGCTGTAAAAGAAACGGTTAAACAAGGTAAACCATTACCTGAAAATATACAAGCACTTGTTGATTTTATGAGTGAAACAGGTGGCACAATGGAAGACTATGTAAGATTAAATCATGATTATTCTAAAATAGATGATCAGGCTTTAATTACAGAGTTTTACAAAGCATCTAAACCACATCTTAATTTAGAAGAAATTAATTTTCTAATGGAAGATAAGTTTAAATATGATGAAGAAATTGACGAGCCAAGAGATATAAAAAAGAAACAGTTGGCTTTCAAAGAAGAAGTTGCAAAAGCCCGTAAAGAGCTTGAAGCTATGAAGGATAAATATTATCAGGAAATCAAGTTGAAACCTGGTACTACCCAAGAACAGCAACAAGCTTTGGACTTTTTCAATCGATATAATGAGCAGCAAGAAGTAGCTAATAAACAGCAAAAAGATTTTGCAGAAGTAACTAAACAAATTTTTAACGACGAATTCAAAGGTTTTGATTTTAGTTTAGGTGAAAAGAAGTTTAGATACAAATTACAAAATCCAAGTGAAGTTGGTAAATCGCAAACTGATATCAATAATTGGTTAACTAATTTTATTGATAAAGAAGGTAATGTTACTAACCCAACTGGCTACCACAAAGCGCTTTACGCTGCAATGAATGCGGATAAAATCGCTAACCATTTTTACGAACAAGGAAAAGCTGATGGCGTTAAAAGCGTTGTTGACTCTTCTAAAAATCTAAGTAGCGACAAACCACGGCAAGTTGCCGACGGAAATGTCTTTATTAATGGTTTAAAAGTAAGATCAATTAGTGGTGTAGATTCGTCTAAACTGAAAATAAAAACTAAAAAATTTAACTAATTAAAACTTTTAAATTATGGGAACATTAACCCCTACGTTTGGTACTATAGTACCTTCGCAGCTGCAACAAACGCTAGCGAGTAACTATTTATCATTCGACGGCGCTGCTGGGGGAAACTTCGCGCAGCAATACTTACCTGAACTATACGAAGCTGAAGTAGAGCGTTATGGAAATCGTACGCTTTCTGGATTCTTACGTATGGTTGGGGCTGAGCTACCAATGACATCTGATCAAGTTATTTGGTCTGAACAAAACCGTTTGCATATTGCTTATGACGGTTGTACTAACGGTGGAGCAGCTAACACTATTACTATTCCACTCGCTATCGGTGCTGTACCAGTAGAAAATGTTATTTCACCACAACAAACTATCGTTGTGCTAGATGGCAATGGTGCTGAATCAAAATGTTTGGTTGTTACTTCTAACACTACAACTGGTGTACTAGAGGTGCTTCCTTATGGTTCTGCCGATCTTGTAACTGAAGGATTAGTAGGTGATTTAAAGATCTTTGTATATGGATCTGAATATCCAAAAGGAACTAACACTACAATAGCTGGAACTGGAGCATTGCAAAAAAGTGGTAATGATTATCCAATTCAATCAATAACTCCTTCTTTTACGCAGTTTTCTAATAAACCAGTTATCATTCGTAACTCATACTCAATCAATGGTTCTGACACAGCTCAGATCGGTTGGGTAGAAGTTGCTACTGAAGATGGTACTTCTGGATATCTATGGTATCTAAAAGCTGAGTCTGAAACAAGACTACGTTTTGAAGATTACTTAGAAATGTCAGTTGTTGAAGGTGAGCAAGTTGCAGCTACGTCAGGTATTACTGATGTAACTGGTACTGAAGGTTTGTTTGCTGCGATCGAAGGTCGTGGTAACAAAATGGTAGGTTTTTCTACTGCTACAGGTCTTGCTGATTTTGATGATATTCTACGTAACCTAGATACTCAAGGCGCTATTGAAGAAAACATGCTTTTCTTAAACCGCAACACTAATTTAGAATTTGATGACATGTTAGCAAACATTTCATCTGGTGGTGATGGTGGTACTGCTTATGGATTATTTGAAAACTCTGCTGAAATGGCTTTGAATCTTGGATTTACTGGCTTCCGCAGAGGTTCTTATGATTTCTATAAAACAGACTGGAAATACTTGAACGATGCTTCAACTCGTGGCGCTCAAACTGGGCCAGCTTCAGTAGAAGGAGTTCTTATTCCAGCTGGTACTACTACTGTTTATGACCAAATTCTTGGAACTAATATTCGTCGTCCATTCCTTCACGTACGTTATCGTGCTTCACAAGCTGATGACAGACGTATGAAGTCTTGGTTGACTGGTTCTGTTGGTGGAGCTTTCACTAGCGATTTAGATGCTATGACAGTAAACTTCTTGTCAGAAAGATGTTTAGTTGTTCAAGCTGCTAATAACTTTGTGATCTTCAAAGGAGCATAATTATTTTAAGGTTAAAGGGCGCTTCGGCGCCCTATAGCCTTTTTAACTATTTAATTTTATTATATCATGGCAAAAAAAGAAACTAAAGAGGTAGAAGTGCACGAACCAGAAGTGGTAACAGCACCCCCTAAACAAATTAAACAAGAACCTAAAAAGGTTGATTCTTGGGAAATTAAACCCAGAACGTATTTAGTTAAAGGTAGAAAACAACCTTTAACTTTAACTATTCCAAGTAAGCACACAAGAAAATATCCGCTACTTTGGTTTGATCCTGTTACTAGCGAACAAAAAGAATTAAGATACGCTACTAATCAAAACTCTCCATTTGTATCTGAACAAAAAGGAGAAGTAACATTGGGTCATATTGTATTTAGAGACGGAGTTCTTTCTGTACCAGCTGAAAATCAAATACTACAGAAATTATTATCTTTATACCACCCAATGAGAGAAAAAACTTATTATGAGTTTGATTCTCAAGTTGTGGCTGAAGATGAATTAGATCAAATAGAACTACAATTACACGCGTTAAACGCTGCTAAAGAAATGGAAATTAATCAAGCTGAAGCAGTGTTAAGAGTTGAAAAAGGTAGTGTCGTATCTAATATGTCTTCTAAGGAATTACGTAGAGATTTAATGTTGTTTGCTAAGAAAAAACCAGGTTTGTTTTTAAACTTAGCTAACGATGAAAACGTAGAGCTTAGAAACTTTGGTATTAAAGCAACAGAAGCTAATATTATTAAAATTTCGCAAGATCAAAGAACTTTTCATTGGGGCTCTAATGATCGTAAATTGATGACTGTACCTTTTGATGAAAACCCATACTCTGCGTTAGCAGCTTGGTTTAAAACAGACGAAGGTGTAGAAGTTTACAAATCTATAGAAAAAAGATTATAAACAAGTGATACTAGTATAAGGGCTCGCTTGTTCGGGCCCTAATACTTAAAAAAAATATAAATGGCAATAAACGTAGATACAGTATATAAAACCGTTTTGCTAATACTCAATAAAGAACAACGGGGTTATATAACTCCTGATGAGTTTAATAAAACAGCTACACAAGTTCAATTAGATATATTTGAACAATATTTCGATGATTTAAATCAACAGCTACGTGTGCCACAAGCTGATTATGATTATTCAGATCGGCAAATGAATATAGACGAAAAAATATCGTTCTTTAAAGCTATTGGTAATTGTTCATATAACGCTTCAGGTGGTTATTGGCAACTGCCAACTTCAGCTGTAGGTAGTTCTACATTTAATATAAGATATACTATACAGCCTTCACTAGCTTCAGGGGACGCTTATTTTTATAGACTAGGAACAGTTACTTTAACTCAACCTGATAAGTTTCCAGTAGAGCTGCAAAGACTTCAACGCGGCGATTTTTACAATATAGACAGATCACCTCTTACAAGACCCACAAAAACCTTCCCTTGTTATCTTTATGAAGGCAATAGACTTTATATTAAACCTTCAGATATACAAACTACAACTGGTACTGTAGAGGCATCTATAATCAGAAAACCTCTTGATGTTGTTTGGGGTTTTACTACTGGTGGCGCTGGTCAGTATATTTGGAGCCCAACAACTTCTAGAAGTTTTGAGTTAGAACAATCAGAGCAAGTTAATGTAATACTTAGAATATTACAATACTCTGGTATAGTTATACGTGATCCTCAAATAATACAAGCCGCTTCTAGTGAAATACAACAAAACGAAGTAAATTCAAAAAGCTAATACATGTCATTAATAACTGAAAACAATCGGCAATATTACCAAGGCGCTCAAAGCTTTAGACTTAATACTAATCCACTACCAACTGCTGTTCAGTCTATTACAACTACATTTGATACGGATTTAAAATTTTATAGTTATAAAAGCTCTATTAATAGCGAGTATGCTTTAAATAACTTTAAATTGTATTATAGTTCTAGCGGTACTCCAGGCACGTGGACTGAATATACTAATGCTTATACTGTTTCTGGTAATACAATTACAATTGGAATTGTAACTTCAGCGGTTAATTTAGCTGCACCTACACCTCAAGCTTATGTAGAAGTTGCAACTGATTCTTTAACAGGTACTGTAGAAGCAGGTGATTTATTACTAATACCTGACGCTGTTTGGACCCCTGGTTCAGCTAGTAATGATGGTTACGCTTTTGTTGATAGTGTTACTGATCAAGGTAATAACGTAACTAGAATAAATTGGAATCCATCAGGTTATGGTGTAGCTCAATACGAGCCTGGTGTTGCAGTTACTGTAATTAGTTATATACAAGAACAACCAACTCCAAGGCCACCTGCTTATTTTGTAGTACAACTTAAAAAATTAGATGGCGGTGAGTACGGCGCTACTCCAAATGACAAAGCTTATGGTAATACAGTTGAGCAAAATTATGGTAGCTACGCTTATGTATCTTTAAATGATATTGTAAATAACTTTATAGTAGCTTATGTTGGCGCTGGTAAACTTATACCAAGTGTTAAAAGAACCGATCTAATATTTCACGCTAAAAGGGGTTTACAAGAATTTAGTTATGATACACTTAAAAGTATTAAATCACAAGAACTTACAATACCCCATAGTTTATCATTACCTTTACCTCAGGATTATGTTAACTATGTAAGGACTTCTTGGATAGATTCTTTAGGTGTTCAACATATTATATATCCTACAAATAATTTAACTGACTCGCCGTATAAAATGCCTTTGCAGGATACTAAAGGTGTTCCTGTTCAAGATCAATTTGATGACAATATAGAAACAACTTCGGTGACAGAAGAAAGATGGAAAACAAATAACACATCTTTAATAAATCAAGAATTTAATCAAGATCAATATAACATGGGTCTTGACTGGTGGGGTTATAACTGGGGTTATGGCGGTGATTTTTTCTGGGGATATGGGCAACTTTATGGCAACGATCCTAAAACAGCTCAAGTTAATGGTTGGTTTAACCTTAATGAAAGAGAAGGTAAAATGTCTTTTTCTAGCAACCTTAGAGATCAAATAATTATATTAGAATACATATCTGATGGGTTAGCATATGATAATGACACTAAAGTTCCTAAAATGGCCGAGGATGCGCTATACGCTTACATGTCTCATGCTGTATTAGCTAGTAGAATTAATCAACCAGAGTATATAATACAAAGACTTAAAAGAGAAGCTAGTGCTAAATTAAGAAATACTAAAATAAGATTATCTAATATAAAATTAGATGAAATAGTGCAGGTAATGCGTGGAAAATCTAAATGGATAAAACACTAAAATTAAATGGCAGAAGTTAAAAATGCTTTTCTAAAGTCTAAGATGAATAAAGACTTAGACTCTAGACTTGTACCGAGTGGAGAATATCGCGATGCTGTTAACGTTCAAGT